AGAGAGCATATTGGTCTCTAGTTAATCCAGCAAAATATGTATTAGCACTGCTTGTCCTTGTATTGTTAGTCCCAGTATCTAAATCTTTAGCTTCACTAGTGCCACCACTTTTAGTAAAAGTTATTTGAGCCGTACCTGAATCTAACGCACCATCAACTGCTGCATTATAGATAACTTTAGCATATAAACTTTGAGATGAATTTACTTGAAAATAACTATCACCTATTGTTGTTCCACCTGAATTGCAAAAAAATACATTAGTACACGCTGGGGCTTGAGCTGCAGAATCTATTGCTTCTTTCATTCTTAAATATCCATTACTAAGAGGTACTACCTTTAGAAGTCTTGTATCACTATCTCTTACATACATTATAAAAGGATTTTCTGAATTAGTTACTGATTCATCAGCGCTAGAATCTCCTGCTGTTTCTGTAAATTGTATATATACATCCCCATTATTTGAAGTTTTATCACTTACAGTTGATGGTGTAGCAGTTCCTGAACTAATTATGCTAGTTCCACCACCTGCATTATCATCTACATATTGCTTCGTTGCAAGGCTATTGGGATTAGAAGGTACTTGTCCTTCAATTTCGCCAACTATCCTAACTTTATCTTTAGATATTTCTAAACAACTGTGATTCCCATCTGAATCTTTTACAATCTTAAGATGTTCGTCTAATGAATTATCTATTGATAAAGCTTTTGACATTAAAGAGCTTTCTTAATAGCTGTCTTTATTACACCTTCAACAGTATCATATAAAGCATTCATCATTTTTTCTTCAGTTTCTTCTGATATGAAAGGAATATCTACATTTTTATTCAATGCATCTACAACTTCTTTTTGTAGTTCATCACCAAATACTTCATCAATTACTTGGTCGCCTAAGTTTCCAAAAATTCCCATTACTTCTCCTTGTTTATTTTTATAATTACATAAATTATATTTAATACTATTAATAAAACTCCTAATGCTTCAGGGACTAATTCCCAAATATTTACCATAATAGTGCTTACGCTAGTACCAATGGTTTTTAATGAATCAGTCATTTTTTTTTAACCCATTCCCTGTAAGTTCTGATAAAATATGTTCAATGCCTTGCATATAACCCTTAACTTGCTTTATATCCATTTGAGTTATCTTTTGTTGGTCTATCAATTTTATTAATATTCCTTCTAAACGCTTGAATTGGTCATCCAAATCTTCAACTAATTCTTTTTGAATCCAATGTTGTTGCTTCCAAATAAAATAGCCAAAAGCTATTGTAATTGCGATAGGAAGCCCATATTGGTCTATAATGTTTAAATCCATTTATTTATTCCCATCTATAATTTCACCCCATAAGGAGGTTTTCCCATTAATTATTTGAATTACATGTACTGTAAAATAGCCATTTTCAAAGAAATCTACAATAGCAAAAGCATGAGACCAATTGGTAGGTCTTCCTCCTAACCAAGCATTTTTTTCACTTTCCATATCTTTGAGACAACCTATACTCCAAGCTGATTTAGCTCCATCCATATGAGTAACACTTGATTGCTGTATATCATGATGATGCCCATACATTATATTCCCACCCAATCTATTTAAATGGTTTCTTGCATGATGCATGCTGGCAAAATGATGTCCATGATAAAAGCTTAACTTTCCTACCTTTAAATATTGGTCAGGTGGCAAACCTGAAGGATAATATTTATATCCTCTTTCATTTAATCTTACTACATCTTTAAAGTTATAATCAAGATATGGATGTTCTTGGCAAAATCTATTCATCCAATCATCATGATTCCCTTCAATCATATATTTCAAAGAACAATTTGTTTTATCTAAAGCTTCATCAATTATATCCATGCCTTTATTAACATCTTTAATATCTTGCTTTATATCATCTATTATAAATTCTAAAGGAGGCCTTTTCTTTTTCTTCCACTTCCAATGTGAAGCTCCTTCCCATTCGCCCACATCTCCTAGGTCAATATATATATCAGGCTTAACTATTTCTATGCTTTTGCATAAGACTTTAATCGAAGGCATGTGTGCTAAAGGAAAGTGCTTGTCAGGAGTAACAACTGCTCTCCTTACAGGGGTATTTTTTGCCATAAGTCTCCTAAAAATCTTTTTCGTTAGCTTCTACGAAATGCTGAACAGTTCCTTTCCCCAGGTGCGTATTGTACACAGTCTTCCAATAAGAAGCTTGAGCTTCAAGGTCAGTCCAAGAAGGGATAGGATTTTTATCACGCATATAATGTAATCTGCAAAACGCAACTTGTAAGGCTATATTTGTTTTAATGCAAAATTCTAAATTATTTACATCTAAACCTAATTCTTGCAAAACCTTTAAATAAGCAGGGCGATATTGAACATAATTATCCAAAATATCTCGGGCTGTCGCAAGTTCAACTTGGAAGAACCCTAAACCAGGTCCTCCCCCATATTGAGTTAATTTTCGATAACCAGTTTCAGCATTTCCTGTTCTTATAATCATTGCTAAAGCATCATCACTATATTTATTAAGCTTATATAAAACTTCTTCTGCTATTGATTTTATGTCTTCTACCATAGGTGTAATTTAGTCCTTTTTTGGGAAATAAAAAAGGGGGAATGCCCCCCTTAATTATTTAATTAATGATTAATACTTCTTATTTTTTCTTGGCTTTTTTTGTTTCTTTTTTGGCTTCTTTTTTGGCATTTATTTTTTTCCATCCTTTATCTAACCATTTTTTAATTCTTATATCACCTTCACTATATTTTCTTGTTAGAACTTCTCCTTCTGGTGTTGTGAATTGTATTTTAACCATATAATCCTCTTTTTAATATATACATATGGGGGCAAAAGCCCCCATACATATTATTGATTGTCAATTAACCATTAATTGGTTTAAGCATCCATTAGAGCAAACAATCTTTTGTTTGTTCCAGTGTTGCCAACCAAAGTACATCCCCAAACACTATCAGCAACAAATCTTGTTGATAATGATTCTAGATGATAGTCACTTTGAACACGAGCTTTCATTCCAGAAGCATAAGCGATGTTTATGCAATCCTTATGAACTAGGTATCCAGCCAAGTGGTCGCCTTCACCAGTTTCACCAGTAGTTGCATTAAACACAGGTGCTGTACCTTGTGTATATGATGAACCACCTGCTGCAACATATACAAAGTTATTAGATACAACAACATTAACCCCACCTAGCTTACCAGCGTAGCCACTAACTAAAGGAACTTCGCCACCAAAAGAACTTCCAACGCCATCGTACTTAGCGAAATCAGAATTTTTGAATAAGCTGCTATATGTAGCTGGTGCTAAAACTAATGTCCAATCTTCTAAAGCTGAATCATTTTCATATATTGTTTTAATCATGTTAGAGACACCTGCGACATCTATATTATAACTACCTGTTGCTGTAAAGTCAATGGTTTGTTGCATTAATGCACCATCAGTTTGACTGTTGGCATCGTCAGAGTGAGTAAGTGTTGTGAATAACTTTTTAGATATATAGTAATCTATTTTCTTTGCTAAAGCATAACCAAGTTTTTGAGTATATATATTCATAATATCATAACTTGATTGACTTTTTGCAATATCAGATACTGAAAAAGCTGCATATGCAGATTCATTCACTGTTAGTTGATACACGCCACTTGATGCTGTTGTGTCATCAAATGAAATAACATTTTGTGTATCATGTTGAAGTGCTGCTGCGTCTCCACCATATAGGTCAGAAGCTACAAGCTCATCGTGTTGTGGTAAGTGGATTAAATCCCCACCCCCAGCAACCATTGCAGATAAGTCAGTCGCTAAATTTCCATATACAAGAGCTTTTTCCATGTAATCTTTTACTGATGCACCCCATATTTCTGGGATAAAGTTGTGTAAACCTGCATCAACCGAACTGTCTTGCAATCCAGCCGTCAAAAACGGTTTTGATGTTGGTGCTAAAGCCATTTTTTATTCCTTCCTAAAGAAATTACCTTTTATTCCTTTGTTGCAAGGTTTGTTCGTAATAAGCTCTTTTTTCATCATCAGTCATTTCGCCATAAGGCTTTTCGAGATTCATATTTCGAGCTATCCCAAGACTTGCTTCAGGAATAGAAGGTTTATTTTGAGTAAATTGTTTCGCTATATAGCGTAAGCTTTGCATACTTTCGTTTTGCAAACCTTCTCTATCTTGTTCAGGCAAAACAGAAAGAAGTTCCTCTCTTTCGGTTGCTTCCCAAGTTTGATACTTTTCTTTATATTGTAAAGCGTCGTCTAATTGTGTTTTTAAAGTTTCAGAAAGTTCTTTATATTTTTCTTGTTCTTCCAAAGACTTCATTTTAGACCGTTCTTGCTTTTTTTGATAAGATTGTATCTGGGCTTCAGCTTCTTGAGCTCTTGAACGCTGTTTCTTTGCGTTTTGGATTTCGTCAAAGTATAAAGCCTTATAATCAGTTCCATCTACTTCAGTAGAAGGAGTTAAGTCTTCCTGACTTTTTAAATTTTCTTCATTCATCCGAATGTTCCTTTTTTAAGTGTTTAAATTGTGGGAAAGTTAACACTAACT